CTTATACATCTCAGCAAGAGTGTTTCTCTGTTGCTGATTCGTTTCAAGTATCTCATCGAATTGCTTCTGGAATTTAAGATAGGCCTTTGCTTTTTCCTTATCAGCCATTCCATTATTCTCAAAAGACTCGGTTGTGTTCACCAATAATTGAGCAAGATCCTCCATCATTAGCTTGACGCGATCATTCATACGATCCAGAGTGTGCTTGATAGGGATCAGCATGCTCAGATTGAACTGCATCTGAGGTCCTAGGCCTTCCTGATCTAAGAAATTATAGATTGCTCTCAGGCACTCAATTGAACCTTTCTCGAAATCTCTTGTATCTTTTGGCTTTATTGCATCAATAGCAGCCTCAGCAGCGATCTCGGTATTGATCGAGATGCGCTGGAGACTTACATTGACTGCCGAGATCTCTTTTAAGATATCTTGAAATGTTGATTGAGTGTCGTCTGCCATAAGTGTTATTAGGTTGCGTTAGCCCTTTTCTTTGCTCTTTCATTCTCTTCTTTCACGTGCTCAACTAATAACGAAACATAGATCTCCCTCTCCCACGGCATCATGTTGTCGAGTTCTGTTAGACTGTACTTGTGATGCTGCATCATTGCAAAGTTAGTTTGATAATGGTTAACGAGAGTATCGTGTGAGAGGGCTATTAGAAAAAACTCTGGAGTCCTCGGAGAGTGATGCTATTTTCTGCCTTACAGTGAGAGCAAGTGAAGTCCACCGTATGTTCTAACTTAGGCATCTTCTCTACGAATTCCTGAATCTTTTGGAATTGAGATTGATTTAAGGATTCTACAAATTGAACGAGTTCCTCGTGGGATTGATCTGCTGCCTTATGAATGGCTTTATCGTCATAGATCGTATCGATACACTTGATTACGATATCAAATAAGGCTTCCTTCTGTTCTTCTGGAGTCTTTTCTCCAAGAGATGTAAGGAAGTCTACTTTTGGCCAAGTCAGCGTGATTCCAACCTTATCAGTGAGTTTGATCTTATTCGATGGAGACTTTGAGGTGTCCACATCGATCTGATCAAGATTGATCTCAACCATTGTAGGTTTCTGGCACTTCTCACACTTGATATTGATCTTAGAGACTTCTCCAACTGACTTGGATCTTAATTTCAAGAATAAGTACTCGAGATCAAAGAGTGCAAGTTTATCTGCATCAACCTTATTAAAGGTGCAGCTTTCAATTACGTCTTTCATACCCTGAAGAATCTGCTTCTGGTCTCCGGACTCAATTGCGACCATGAGGATCTTTTCTTCTTTCACGAGGTAAGGACGATAAAGAACCTTCTTCCCAGTGGAAGGGATCTTTGCTTCATATTTCGGTGTTTCAAGGATTGGTAGTGCCATAGTATGTTATGATTTAGTGGTTATAAAAAATTCAATCAAGAGAGTACTTCATAGTCCTCATAAGCGACAGTCACTGAGTATTTTTGAACAGTATTTGCTGCGTTATTATCAAGAACGATCGAACTAAAAGTTGTTGGGAAAGCTTTCTTTAAACGAACTCCATAGACGACTTTATCGTCATCTCCGGAACTCGCTTTTGCTAATTGATAGATGTTGATCGTGCCGCCGTAGTCGCCTTGATAGCCTGCGCGATATGAATCAAAGTTTATGACTTGAGAAGCCCATTGATCAAATATGCTACGAACGACGTAGTCATTCGTCATGATGAAGTTAAAGGTTACTTCTTCGTTCAGATAACCCATTGCGATCTTTTGAACTTGACGAATGGATTGATAGTCTGCAGTCAGTATTTGACGGCTTGGAAGAGCGCAACTCTCACAAAGAAGAGTGAAGTCACGAGTATCACCTGCGACTGCGGATGGAGGAGTGACCTCGATCTTGAATCGATCCTGAGCCGCTGCACCACCTCTTTTTGAGATAACTGACTTTAAATCATTGATACTTGTAGCCATATATTATTTTGTGGATCGATATGCTTGTTGGGATTCTCTCCAGACACGAGTCTTATTTGCTTTTGCAAATTGTTCAGTTGGTAAGAAGATTGCGATTTCCCAATCAGGAGCATAGACCTGAGCAACACGGCTCTTGATATGATCCGAAAGGTAATGTTTTAAACAAGGCTGAAATTCTTTAAATCTACGAACTGCAGATAGAAGTCTGTATGTAACTCTTAATCTACTCCGTTCATCGAGCTTTTTATCTGACATAGTGGTCATGAGTTTATCCAAGAACTTAGCTCGGATATCAGGACGAAGGTAGTGAAGGTTTAACCCTAGGAATCCACCCTCAGCCTTCTGTAAGGCAATCACGAGAGGGAATCTATCATAGTAAGGTAAGGTGTCTTTCAGTTTCGGATCATAAACGAACATGAACATGTGACCCCAGATAGGTTGAGATCTTAGTTTTAATGCCTCATCCCTCATGAGAGCATTACGGTTGATCCTTCCATTCAATTCTTTGATTCTCTCAGCAAACCACTTGCGCGCGTTCTGAGAACGCATTCTATAGCCTGAGTTCTGTAATTCTGTCCGAAGAGTATTAAATAGGGAAGCCATTCTTACCTCTATTTATAAGCCTTTTAAAGTATTGTAATACCCAGCTTCTTTAGAGTATCCTCAGTCCAGACCACAAATTCCCAGCCACGATCCAACGCGTATTGCTCGGCCGCTTCCCACTTGCTATAGTTCTTGGCATAGGTCATGACCTCAGTGATGTACCTCCGAGTTTGCTTCTTAGGTCTCTTTGGAGGAACAGTCTCTTTTGCAGGTTTGATCTCAATCAGAAAGGTCTTTCCATCTGAGAATTGAACTTTAAAGTCTACAAAGTAGCGGTGTAGTCTTCCATCCGTCTTACAGCGATATGGTATGACCACTTCCTCAGAGTTCCAGGAAATGATGTCAGGTTGTTCATCAAAGAACCTCATGACCTGACGCTCCCAGAGAGACCGGTATACGATCTTTGTTGGATCACCTTTATATTTCGAGGGATTGCGAGGACTGAATTTACCTTTGTAAGTTTGCATATAAATAGCTGAAACTACTATTTATGGCTTCAGCCCCACTCTACGTATTTCCTTCTGAGCTTCGGGATTCGACACAACAGTATCCGTACATGTGCTTCTCGATACCTACAGAAGCTGCAGCTGCAGACGTCTACATCCCAGTTCCTCCAGGACTTACGTTCTCAGACTCAATGGTGTATTCCACGATTAGCCTAGGAATCATTGGTAATATCGCAAAAGAAACTATCAATCAGGCAAAGACAGGCCAAGGACTTGTTGGAACATTAACTGCCGGTGTTGGAGGTTTAGCCTCAAGCACTCTGGATAAAGCAAAGAAGTTAAATGTGGCTGCTGCAGCATCAATCGCAGCTAGAACAGCTCGTCAAGATAATATCGCAGACATCATCGACTTCAGCACAAAGCAACTCGTTGCTCCAAACACGAATACGAATTTCCAAGGTTCATCAGTTCGAAGCTTTGCCTTTACCTTTAAATTAGTTGCAAAGACACAGGCAGAATCTGACACTATCAATAACATCGTAAAGCAGTTCAGAACATATATGTACGCGAAGGGTGATGATGTGATCCTTGAGTATCCACCACTCTGGAGCTTAAAGTTCTATAACATCGATGGTGAAGAAAATACCTATATTCCAAAGATATATCCTTGCTACCTTCAGTCCATGACATCCACGTATAACGCTGGAACAAACATATTCCACGATGATGGTAGTCCATTTGAGGTAGACATCGCTCTTGGCTTCCAAGAATCCAAGGCTCTCAATCGTACAGAAATCCTTACTCTCTTATAATCCATGCCATATTTTCGTCAGTTTCCAAAGACAAAGTACGATTTCAATAACAATGGTATCAGTACGAATATCACCGATATATTTCGGTACGTCACTCCAGATAAGAATTTCTTAGACGATATTTCCGTTTATCAGTATTATACCATCAACGATGGAGATCGTCCTGACATAGTCTCAAATATTCTTTATGGAACTCCAGAGTACTATTGGACTTTCTTCGTTTGTAATGATTCCTTAAAGCAGGGTGGACTTGCAGCTTGGCCCATGAGTGGTCAACAGTTCGAGGACTACATGAGCAACGAGTACAATGGCACATGTATCATCACTCGTCCAAGCATCGAGCGTGACATCTATGGAACGATATTAGACTATCGTGACTCACTCTCAGGAAGATTTCAAATCGGCGAAACTGTCACTGGTTCTCAATCAGGAGCAACAGGAACACTCGTAAAGAAAGACGCACAATTAAGTCAATTGATCGTAGGAAAGGTAACTGGTAACTTCATTGGAAGTACCGTAGGTGATATCACTGTCAGTGAACAAATCACAGGATCAATCTCTCAGAGTGTCGTATCTTCATATACAATTGTTCCATATCGTTATGCGCCACATCATTATGTAGATGCGAATGGACTCACGGTCTATAATTCTTTGTTTATCGATGAGTCTCAGACGATGGCAGGAGTTCAATCAGGAGTTGAAGCTTCTGAATTAACCGCAGTCACAAATGATGAGTACGAGAATTCATTGAATGATGCTCGATCTCAGATTCGAGTAGTTCGTCCAGATGAGATCTATGATTTTGCTCAGACATTCAGTAAGCTAATCAATGGCTAATATTTCCAACATTTCAGTCAATACGTCGCAGGCACTCGTGCCAACGGCGTACTCTATCCAGCAAATCACAATCACGAATCATGCTGGAAAGCAGAATGACATCAAAGCTCTGGTGACTGATTTCTCAATCACTGAGAGTATCTACAGAACTGCATTAGTTCTGAGCATGAACGTGAAGGATCCTCTGAATCTGATCGAGGAACTTCAGTTGACTGGGCAAGAAGTGATCAATGTTGTATTAGCCAGAACCGAGTTTGGTTCGAATGATCAAGTCAAGATTGATCTTAAATTTTATGTAAGCGAATATCCTTTGCTTGGTAAGTACGATACGAGGCTTCAAGTTTATACAATCCGAGGAGTTACTCAACACGCATTTATTTCAAATCTTAAAAAGATATCGCGAGCTTTTTCGGGCACAATAAATGATTTCGTAACTCAAGTATTAACAAAGGACCTCGATGTACCTACAGATTCTATTGACATTTCTGTTTCTT